GCCTGGCCTGTTGTAGGCATCTGGTTCACCGCTCTTGGTGTATCCACGATGGCATTTAACCTTAACGGACTGAATTTTAACCAGAGTATTCTGGACCATCAAGGTCATGTCATTCCTACTTGGGCAGACATCTTGAATCGGGCAGGACTTGGTTTAGAAGTGGTCCACGAAAGAAACGCACACAACTTTCCTTTAGATTTGGCATCCGCTTCTACTACTGAAGTTGCTTTGACTGCTCCAACGATTGGTTGACATCTAGGATAAAATCTGATACACTAGGAGGGCACGACCCTCCTTTTTTATTAGATAAATACATCACGAAAATGGAGAAGACTTGATGGTACAGGAAGTGCTTGGTGTGCATTTGATTGCAGACTTGTGTAATTGCAACTCAGATTTGTTAAACGATTCTGTATTCATTAGCAAAGCACTTGCTGGAGCAGTTCAATATGCAAATGCTACTCTACTGGAGGAAGTGAAGTATGAGTTTACTCCCCAAGGAATCACTGCCGTGTGCCTGTTAGCAGAAAGTCATATCAGTATTCATACTTGGCCTGAAAAATGCTATGCTGCTGTAGATATCTTTACCTGCGGCGACCACACAGCACCAGAGAAAGCTTGCAATTATATGGCATCTGCGCTAGAATCGAGTCAACCCAAAATGATAACAGTACACCGAGGTATTTGATGGAAATTACTGCTTACACTATACCTGGATGTTCTTCTTGTGGTATTTTAAAAGAATTATTTGAACGGGCATCTGTGACATACGAAGAAGTTGTAGTTAAAAAAAACATAAGTATGGTAGATTTTCAATCAATGTTTCCGCAGGTTCGTGGATTTCCTTTTGTAGTTATAGATGGAGAAAATATTGGTGGGTTAATTGAAGTAGCTAAAATATTTGTACAGAAAGGACTTGTAAGTTCGAAGAAAAATTAACGATGACATTACTCGAAAATATCTATACTATATTAAACGGTGCGGTTGACGATGCTTTTCTACACGAAAAATATAATTTAAAATTTTTTGATTATTTGAAAGGAGAAAAAGTTAAGCAAAATGAAATTAAAATATTCATTAAATCTCCACTATCAATTGCTATCAAAGATCAAATAGATGAATTAAATTTATACTTGGGTGGCGGGAAAGAAGCAGAGTTTGTTAGAGAATCTTATGCTTGGATGGGTAAACCTAGAGCTCGTAAAATTAAAGATTATCTAGAAAATATTATGGAGGATGCTATTCGATATGAAGAGTCAAAACGAAGAGGACCAAAGAGAAAATCTAAATCAGTTACAACTAAATAAGGGTATAGAATTTATGTTGCGTAGGAGGGTAGCGCAAACAGAATCTAAACGGGGATTTAGATTAAACAAAACGATTAACCTCCTACGCAGAACAATCCATTTTAACTTGGAGTTCTCCTATGAGGTTGACAAATCAACCAAGGAGTAGTAAGATGGAGATAGCAACACCATACATCCTGTTCTTCTGTGGAATAGGTATCGTCGGTTCATTTATTATTGGCGTCATGCTAGGGTGGTTCGGAAACGATATCATCTATGCCTTTCTAAACAAGCCCAGGATTGCACCAATGCATCCTGAAATGTTTGACGAACATGGTAATGTGCTTCCAGATGAAATTGTAGCTTTTAGATTTGAAAACTCTGATGATTTTGATGATGAACAAGACGAGGACTAAATGATTTTAATTGATATGAATCAGATTATGATTAGTAATCTGATGATGCAACTGAAAGGCGATGCTCTTAATGAAAACCTTGTTCGCCATATGGTGCTTACTGCCCTTCGAGCTTTCGAAAGACAATACTCTCCTATCTATGGAGAGGTTGTTCTTGCCTATGATAGCAAGCACTATTGGCGCAAGGAAGCATTTCCTTTTTATAAACAGAATAGAAAAAAAGACCGAGAGGCATCCAACTTAGATTGGAATGCTATCTTTGAAGTCTTAAATAAGATACGAGATGAGATTAAAACTTTCTTTCCATACAAGGTGGTGGAAGTATATGGAGCAGAAGCTGATGATGTCATTAGCACACTCACTACCTTTCAATCTTATCGTAACATCAAGTTGGAGAAGGATGATAACAAACCCGAGAAGGTTTTAATTCTTTCTGGAGATAAAGATTTTATTCAACTACAAAAGTTTCCTTTTGTAAAACAATACAATCCTATTCTAAAGAAAGAGATTAAGCATGACAATCCCAAAGAATACATTCTCGAACATATCATTAAAGGAGATAAGTCAGATGGCATACCTAATTTCCTATCTGACGACGATACATTTGTGGTAAACAAAAGACAGAAACCTATAAGTAAAAAAAACTTAGAAAGATGGGTTACTTTAGACCCGTGCGATTTCTGTCAAACTCCAGAGACAAAAGCAAATTATCTACGCAATAAAAATTTAATCGACCTAGGATGTATTCCTGAAAATCTAGGAGTAGAGATTATAAATTATTATAAATCACTAAATAATTCTGAAAAGAAAGTTCCACTTGAATACTTCAAGCAGTATCAACTTACAAAGTTGATGGAAGAATTTGTATTTCGTAACACCAACCCTTTTTAATTTATATGGTAACTGATACTTATAGACCTTTGATTTCCGAAGTTCTTCGCAAGGTCAACAACGCTAAAACAAAAGTAGAAAAAACTGAACTACTTCACAAATACAATAGTCAAACTCTTCGTAGTTTGTTTATCTGGAATTTTGACGAGACAGTAATTTCTATGCTACCAGTGGGTGATGTTCCATTCACTCCCAACCCAGCTCCAGAAGGAACAAATCATACTCGTCTTGAGAATGAAGGCAAAAAACTATTCTACTTTGTGAAAGGTGGTGCTAGTAATCTTAAACAATCTAAGAGAGAGCAAATTTTTCTGGGAATGATTGAAGCACTTCATCCAGATGAAGCAGAAGTTATTTGTTTAGTTAAAGATAAAAATCTTCAGAAAAAATATACTCGCATCTCTCGTGCTTTGATTGAAGAAACTTTTCCACATATTCAATGGGGTAACCGTAGTTGATAAAAATTATTAATCAAAAATGTGAACAAGAACTAGCAAAAGATAGAAGTTTACCTTGTAATGCTTACCTCGTATCTTATGAAGTAGATAGTCTAATGGAATACGATATAGTTATTGCTGATAAACAAATGGATATCTTTGATTATTATTGGGATAATTATAGAGAAGGATTAAAAGGTTGGCGGCAATCTGAAGGTAGAATAAACCCTCGTCTATGGGGAAACAAACCAACTGAAGAAAAGAAAAAGAGGAAAAGTTAATGGCAATTTTACTTACAGACAGTGGTAAACAAAAAGCATTAGAGTATTTGGTTGGTAAAGATTCCACAACTGAATCTTTAATTCTAAAACTTTATAGTAATGACCTCACTCCAGAGGATGATGATGTAGCAGAACTCTATACAGAAGTAACTGGCAATGGATATACTGCGAAAGGATTATCTATAGCAAGTTGGTCTGTTGCTGCTGGTTCAGCAGTTTACCCACAACAAACGTGGACTTTCACTGGAGCAGCAGGTTCCATTTATGGATACTATGTAGTGCTAGCAACCAGTGGAGATTTAATTTTTGCTGAAAGATTTTCAGGTGCTCCGTATACTGTTGCCACTAACGGAGACACTATTAAGGTAACACTAAACTTAACTCTTATTTAAATATGACTGAACAAACTATTGACATTGAAGCCCAAGAAGTGGTAGAATCGCCAGAGGTAGAACCACAAACTCCTTTTATTAAATCAAAGATTAGTGAAAAGGAAATGAAAAAAATTATAAAAAAATACAAGCGTTATCGCAAATCCAATCTCTTTGAAATTCGTCGTCTCGATGGTGCCCCACAATATGACAATCCTTTCTGAAGTTAAACTGATTTCTGTTACCCCTGATGCAGAAAAGACAATGGCATATGTTGCTAGAGTGTCTAACCCTAGTAACCAAGATAACGAAAACTACGCAGGGTTACTTCGTTATTGTATTCAGCATAATCATTGGTCTGTGTTTGAGCAGTCTCATATGAGTTTGGAGATTGAAACTAATCGTGGTATCGCAGCTCAGATACTACGGCATAGAAGTTTCACCTTCCAAGAATTCTCTCAACGCTATGCTGATACAAACCTCTTAGCATCACAAATTCCTGTGCCAGAATTGCGTAGGCAAGACACAAAGAATCGTCAAAATTCTACTGATGACTTGGAAGAAGAGAAAGTATTCGTAATGAATAAGATGATTAGCGACCTCTTCAAGGACGCACAAGACACCTACAACTTTCTCTTGGAGCAGGGCGTAGCAAAAGAATGCGCCCGCTTCGTGCTCCCCCTAGCGACCCCTACGCGCATCTATATGACGGGTTCCTGTCGCTCCTGGATACACTACATCAACCTTCGCTCAGCTCACGGCACTCAAAAGGAGCACATGGTAATCGCTGAGCAATGTAGAGAAATCTTTAAGGAACAGTTTCCCGAGGTTGCTAAAGCACTTGAATGGTGATATAATAGGGGCACAACCAAAAACCCTATGAACGTTTTCTATCTCAGTTACGACCCACGCACTTGTGCCGCCGAGCATTGCGATAAGCACGTAGTAAAAATGATTGTTGAGTATGCTCAACTCATGTCTACTGCTCATCGTGTGCTCGACGGCATTCCTTATACCGCCAAGACTGCTAACAATCGCAACATCAAACGCTGGCGACTTGACAAACCACGCGAAGATATTCTATACAAAGCATCTCATATCAATCACCCATCTAATATCTGGGTGAGACAATCTCGGTCACACTATCGTTGGTTGTTTGATTTGTTTCAGCACTGTTGTGTAGAATACACACGACGCTACGGTAAGTTTCATAGCACGGAGAGTCTAAAGTCTATGCTATGGATAGCACCATATAGTATACCAGACGCTGGTTGGGTTGACCCCCCTCCCGCTATGCCAGATAAATATAAAGTGACTGGAAATTCTATCCAATCATACCGCAATTATTATATTGGAGACAAAGTTGCTTTCGCAAAGTGGAAGTCTCCAGCAATTGTTCCATCGTGGTTTACTGAAAATTTGGAGGTATAATTTTGCCAACGTATAAGTTCAAGGATAATAACACGGGTGATGAGTTTGAGAAGTGGATGTATATGGCAGAGAGGGAACCTTACCTCGCTGAAAATCCTCATCTTACTCAGATGCCTACTCTTCTTCATGCTGTTTCCGAAATAGGAAACTGGCAGAATAAAACTGATAGCGATTGGAAACATATTATCAATCGTGCTGCTGATACCCCTGGTTCGACTGTAGAAAGAATCTAATATGCCTGTAAGAAATCGCAAACCAAAGACATCTGTTCCCGCTGGAATGAGTGTCAAACAAACAAAACGTAAGAAGCCAATAAACTTCGACTCGTTTGCTAAAGATATCGAACCATTGACAGACTCCCAACGCACAATGTTTGAAGCGTGGGATAAAGATAAAAATCTATTTGCTTATGGGTGTGCTGGCACAGGTAAAACATTTGTTGCTCTTTACCTAGCACTCAAAGATGTTCTGAATGAGAACACACCATACGAAAAAGTTTATATCGTTCGTTCGCTTGTAGCAACTCGTGAGATTGGTTTCCTTCCTGGAGACCACGAAGATAAGTCAAGTCTTTATCAGATTCCATATAAGAATATGGTAAAGTATATGTTTGACGACTTTACCGCCGAAGAGTTTGAACTTCTCTACGGCAATCTAAAGAACCAGGGCACCATTAGCTTCTGGTCTACTTCATTCCTTCGTGGCACTACGATGGATAACTGTATCATTCTTGTGGATGAAATGCAGAATCTTAACTTCCACGAACTTGATTCTATCATCACTCGTGTCGGTCAGGATTGTAAGATTATGTTCTGTGGTGACGTTCAACAGACAGACTTGATTAAAACTAACGAGCGTAATGGTATTCTAGATTTTCAAAAGATTATCAACACAATGGATGAGTTTGAGTCGGTTGAGTTTGGCGTTCAGGATATCGTTCGCTCTGGTTTAGTTCGTAGCTACATTATTAGTAAAGTTAATTTGGGATTCTAAATGTTTATACATTCTTCGTCATTCACTCCTATTGAACTTGAAGCTGTAATGGTGGATGGGCGTAGGTTATATCCTACACCCACTGGGAAACAACATCCTTCTATCACTACAGTCTTAGGAATGTGCCCGAAGAAGAAAGCATCTATTGCTAAGTGGAGACAGCGTGTAGGGAAGGAGAAAGCACAAGCAATCTCTACTCGTGCGTGTACTCGCGGCACCAACTTCCACAGCATAGTTGAAAATTATCTGAATAACTGCTATAATGCTGAGGAACATAAGAGTTCCCCCCTCCCCCTCTTGATGTTTAAGAATGCTGTTCCAACACTTAACCTAATCAATAAGGTTTATTTACAAGAAGCAGCACTCTATTCCGACCACCTTGAAATTGCTGGGCGTGTAGATTGTATTGGAGAGTTTGATGGTATTCCATCTGTGATTGATTTCAAAACTTCTGCGGAAGTAAAGAAAGAAGAATGGATGGAAGATTATTACATTCAAGAAACTGGATATGGGTGTATGTTTTATGAACTATATAAGACACGCATCAAACAACTTGTAACAATTGTTGCCTGTGAAGACGGTAGCACTCAAGTTGTGATTAAGAAACCAGATAAAGAATACCTTGATAGATTAATCTACCTACGCTCACTGTACGAGGAAAAATATGGAGGATAACGATAAATTACTTGAGGATAAATTTATGACTACGGCAAGATTCTCTACTGAGGTAGAAGGTTTAGTGAAAGAAGATTCAATGAGTTACATTGATGCCATCATTCATTATTGTGGAGAAAACAATATTGAAATTGAAACGGTGCCCAAACTAATTTCAAAGCCACTCAAAGAAATTATAGACCAATTAATTGGGAAGTCAAATTATTTTGAAATTGCTGGATGGCTTGCAGCCAAAAAGGAGATGTGTTGTGCGTCGCGCTAAGCCCCTCATCGCAAAAAATAAAGTTCAA